TTGATGCTGATGCCACAACAGTCGTCACAACCGTTGCTGTTACTGTTGTCGAGTTGGTGTAAGCCGTAATCTTGAATGTTCCCGTGGTCGTTCCGCTTATGTGTTGCCATGTCGTGCCAACGTGACCCGCTTGAAACACACCAGACGATGCCGTGACCGTAATCGTTCCGCTTGTTCCACTCGGTGTCAAAGTCGTCGCCGTGGTGTTCTCATCAAGAAACGGTGATTTCGTAAATGTAATCTCAGAAAGAGTCCACGATGTCGCGCTGTTTCTGACCAGTTTTCGAGGGGCATATGACGGATGAACGATATAAAGAACGTCAGCCGCCTGCGCAGTCTGTATTCCCCAAATATTCGCAGCCGTATACGGTGTTGTCGTCTCAACAATCGTTGACCCGCTGTACACCTGCCCTTGGTCAGTGAAGTATCGAAAGTACAAATCCCCGACCTCAATGGCATACGTCTGCGATGTTGAGAACGTGAAGTCAATCAGACGTGAATCTGTCGTGTTGCTCTTGCAGTTTGCAACATACCGCAAACCAGTACGATTGCGCACATTCCCATATGGACGAACAAGAAAGTTCGTCAATTCCCCCGCCGCCCGACGATACTGCTCAATGTCCACACGACCGAACAGTTCGGGGGATAATTCACCGTTAGAAAACGCTGTAGTGATAGGCGTTTGCTTCATACTGCCACATACTTTGCCAACAAGATTTCTGCTTCTTCCTGCAACGGAGCATCCCCCTGCGTAGAATCTGCCGATTTGGCACGGGGCAAATACACGCTTTCGTATACCTGCAACAATTCCCCACCTTTAGTCGTCCCGTTCGTCAACGCAAATGAGATATCTGCCGCCAACTTTATCGCCAACGCTTCCGTAAACGCAGGGAAAAACTTCGTCGTATCTGTGTCACTTACGACAACCCACGCGCAAAGTGATGCAGTATCGGAAATAATCTTATCATCCTCAACCGAACAAAGCGCAGTCTTAGGATAAAACCCTGCGATTCGCAATGCCCCTGTCGGTCGCTGATAGACAACTGACTTATTTTCTTCGGTGAACGCAAGCGTAGTGCTTAATTCTGCCAGTGCTACCCTACGCAGGGAAAACGTGAAAACGCCCGCAGAAAGCACGCTTTCAAGCGTAATATCCCACGTTGCATTCACAGCTAATGCCTGTGGACTATCATCATCAAGCGATGTGATACGCTTCATTCCGATAAGCGACAAAGCCTTGTTTGCAATCTGAACCTTATTTGCCATGCGCCACCCCAAACGTTTCGGCTATAACGCCACTTGTGCCTTTAATCATATGCTCTTTGCCGAACAGTTTTGCCTTCCACGCTCCGACCTCTTGAACGCGACTGAAATCGTAATGTTCGCCTTTTTCTTGTCTACAATCCTCAAAGTAATGCGGTCTGCCGTCTAGTGTCACCCCGCACACAATAATGTCTGTAATGCCCAATTCCAACGCAATTTCGACCGCAAATAATGATGACGTTCCGCCGTTATTCGTAAGCTTATCCCACCATGCCATATCAACGCCTTCGTCATCTTTCCATCCGTGCGTTGTGACATCGGCATTGAAGCGAAGCTTGTATAGTTTACGAAGCGGTGCAATCATGTCGCTATGATATGACACGATATGCTGAATTTGTGCTTTGAAGAAATGAATTGAGATGTCGTTTACTGCGAAGTGAATGATGTCTTGAGGTGCGCGGATACTTTGGACGTACTTGTAATCATCCCAAATCGAACTTGAGCCACCCAAAATAACTGCCGTTCGATTAGTTCCGTGATACATAACACTCCAAAGTTAAAGAGGGGAGGTTTTTACGCCTCCCCCAATGATTGCTTACAGCGTGTAGAACACGGTGACTTGGATAGGCGTTGTGCTATTGCAAATACCTGCGTTCGTCAACGTGATTTGGTCATCGTTCGTTGCCGTGCCGACAACATAGTTCCCGCCGACAGCCGAAATCGTCGTCGCCGAAGCAACAGACGTTGCCGCAGCATAACGAGTTGAGCTTGCCTTGTCACCGATCGCCAACGTGCGACCCGTTGCAAAAGCAGGAGACTTCACAACGATAAGCAACACTTTCGCATTTGCGGGAAGCGGTTTGCCGATGTTAATCGTCGAGCCGTCTGCCAACGAAGTCGCCGTGTAGCTTTCGGTAATCGAAAGAACCTGCGAGCTGTATCCGCCCTTTTCTGCAACCGTTCCTGCACGATACTTCGTCGAATTCACGCCATAGACATCTGCCATATTTCCTCCAAAAGGTTAAGTAAGGCGGGGATATTTCACCCCGCCACATTATTATTTCGATTCGTCAATAGCGACTTCAACGACCGATTCTTCTTCGAGACGACCTGCGCCCAAGCCCATAGTGTAGAACACCTGCTTGTCATAGCTCTGGTCGACAAGTTCGTCAAGACGCACAATCGGAGCCGTGTTCATACCAAGCGTCACTGCGTTCTTCTGGAAAGCGTAGCAGTAACGGGTATTCGAGGACTTCGACAACAGCGTCGAAACGACAAACTTGAACCCGTAGAACGTGTCAAGCGTTCCTGCAATGAGTGCCTTGAGATTGACGTAATCGCTCGACGTTGCTTTCGGGTCAGACAAAAGCGAGTGCAAACCGCTCGGAGACACGACAAAGCAACGACCTTCTGCGTCAACGCTGTTTTCGTCCATGATCTTCGCGGCAGAAAGAATCTTCGCAACAGTCAAGTTAGTCGTGCCAACAGCAACCTTCTGTGTGGTAGGAAGCGTGACGGAAGTACCGCCTGCTTCACCTGCATACGCCGTCCCGCCAAGAGCGGTGATGACAACGCTGTCAATCTGGCGACCAAGCGACGATGCCGCCGCGTTCATCGCAGGACTGCCAAGAGCGACAATCGTTTTCCACTCATCTTCTGCCGTCCACACACGAGAATCTTCATAGGTCGCAAGCGAGATGTAACGATTCGACAACACAGGGTCATTCTGTGCGTTCTTCTGACCACGCGCACCCTTCAAAGCCATCGACCATTTGCCGATACGGGGCTGAGTAAATGCTTTTCCGACAACGTTAGACTTGAGAACAACCTTGTCCATCAGCAAGGACTTGCCCTGCTGTGCTTGGACGAACATGTCAGTACCAAACTTCAATGCGTAGATTTGCGGATTTGTTGCATCAGCCATAAAAAAACCTCCGATAGAAACGTTAAACTTAAAACACCTTGTGCCTTAGGTCTATTTTCTCCATCGGAGGTAGACGGTCAGCGAAAAACCAGAGAACTTTTCGGGTCTTTCGATTGTCCGATTACTTGCCGTTGAACTTCATGAACAGCTTCATGTGCTTTGCGTTCATCCTCGCATGATCGGGATGAGACGTGTTATGCAACGGGCTGTTCTTGTCGCTCAACATCGCCATATATTCAGTGCGTGCATCCTCCACCGATTGAGCTGATTGCTCAATTTTAGGTAAAGTATCCTCACTAAACTGCGACGATATGTTTGCCATCAACTTGAAAAGAGCAGGGTCTTTCTCAACCCTTGACAATAGTATATCACGGTTTTCGTCGTCTGCAAACTTTTCAATATTTTTCTTGACATTGCCGATAATCCCCTCGTACTTGTCGCCAAACTGCTTCACAAGACCGTCTTTACGCTCATTTTCGGCATCAGCGTTCTGTTTTTGCACCTTATCGTATGCCCCTGTCTGGCGTGCAAAGTCAAAATCAGCCAACGCTTTAACCTGCTTCTGTGTCAACCCAATCTCCTTAGCAAGTTTCGCATACTCCGTGTATTGTTCCTTGCCGAACTTCATCCCTTGAAACTCTTTTTCTTCAAACTCGTACTTGTCGGCACTGTCGGGAACGCCCATCTTGGCATGAAACTTGTTCCACCCTTCGACATCGCCTTCTTTGGGGATGCTTACCATTCCACCCATGCGCTTCTCGGCTTCAGTGTACGACTTAAACACCGCTTCGGCATCCTTGAACTTCGCGGCTGACGGATGCTTTGCCAACTCTGCATCCTTAAACCCCGCCGTCCAAGACGTGCTAGCCTGTGTCTGTGATCCTGTATCCCCCTGCTGAATCATCTCGTCCGTCATCGCGGAACCTCCTCAAAATGGGCAAGGATTGCTTCCGTAGGTTCGTTTACCAACGTTCCTATTGTCAGAGCAATTTCTCTTTTACCCTCATTTATCAACATCTGATTGACATCTTTCTCGTATGTTCCACGATTGACATACCCGATATGATTGATGAACGCCAACAGTTCTTCGTCCTTAAAAGCATTCTTCATCTTGTTGCTGACACGGATTATAGTTTCCCTATCAATTATCATTGCAATGCTCCTACTGTTGACGCGACATCCTTAGCCGCTCTTGCGCCTTGCTCAATCCCCGAAAGTTGTACTTGCGCGTTCTCAGCCTGCAAGCGTCCAGCGCGTATTTCTTCGACCTGCACCGCATCTCTCGTGACCTTAGCGGGCAAACCTTGCATATCCGCCGCAAGTTTCCATGCCTCATCCGCATTGAAGTTATCAACAACAGCAGGGTCAAACGCCGCCAACTGTTGCAGGATACCCAACGCATCGTACACCGATCGAATCGAGCCCTTCTTCTGCATCATCGCAAGATATGACGTATATTCAATCTCATATGCCGCATTCTGCATCATCTCTGGCGGAGGAACAGGCAGGTGTCCTCCACGAGCAAGCAATCCAATGACGCGCGTGATAATCGGGTCAAGAAACTCGCTCTGGAAACGACCGATTGCGGGGCCAATCTGCGTCATCGCTTCCTGCACTCTCTGCTGTACCTCTGGGACGGTCATCTCTTTAGTCACGCCAGACAACGCATTGAACACGTTGTTAAACAGCATACGTTTCATGCGGTCAGACAGCCTCTGCTCGTACTCAACGCCAAAAGGCACGCCTTGACCACCGGGAAGAGTAAAAATCGAGTCCTTAGACACATCCTTCTGGTAGATGTTCACGCCGTTAGGATTCGTGTTTATCTTCGTCAAGAACCCGCTCGACGGAACCGCGATCGCAGGGTCAACGTACTTCTGACCGCCTCTAAGGTTCGTCTTTGACATCTGATTAAGCGTCCTAGCCGATGCAAGCGTCAATGTGCACGGACTGTACCCGTACGCCGTAGTATTCCGCTTGTAAAAACGGTGCGACGCAACAGGCATCTCGATAAACCCGCCTTTCTCGCAGACGTGCTTGTTCTTTACGTCTATCCACTGCGTTGCAATAGGCATATTCATCTTGTCTTTCTTGCGCTTGTCACGGTTCTTGCGCTTCTGGATATGATAGATGAACTGATACTTGTGGTCTGGTTTATCGCCTGTCTTGTACGCCTTGAGCATCTCTGGCGCAAGGCTCTCACCGAATCGCATATACGCCTGTTCAGATGTCATGCATTCCTCGATGAAATACTCGCAAACCTTGCCTTTAACGTCCTCGACAAGCAACACCGCCTTCATCGGCAACGTCTTAAAGCGCACCTTGTCATCTTCGTCGGCTTCAATCATCATCGTCGTCGTGCCGTAAACAATAGACTGCGTGAACGCTTCAGAGATCGCCGAATCAAAGTTGCTATTCGCCAAGACGTACATCGTTTCATCTTCAGCAGTCTCTAAGAACGATTTGACTGCACCGCTATCGTTCGTTGCCTTGTTCAGCATCCGAAGCGTCACCCATTTCGTGTTCGTCGGCGTAAGATACGTCTGCAATCCTGCTACAAACACCCGAACCGCCTCAATCGGCTCGTCAGTCCAAATCTTGCTGAAATCAAGTTCACAACCTTCGCTTTCCTCACTCGTAATGCTCTCGTGATACGGCGCAAACACATCACGCACCGACTGCCATGTATTCTCAAAGTTCACCCGCTGAGCCTTAGCCATATCCATGCGCTTAAGCACTTCGTCAATCGTCTCGACCTTTATCTTTTCGTCAGTGATCTTCTTCATATTCCCCTCACTGTCCTAACGCCGTTTTGACTTTCTGAGAACCTTGCTCAACGCCAAGAGGCCCCGTCTCTAACTGCTTATTGCGTGCAATCGCCCGCTTCCTTTCCTCAACCTGTGCCGCAGCAAGTTCAAGTGCCGCCGCTTCGTCTTTTGCAAGTTTATCCCGTGCATCTCTCGCTTCCTGTTCTGCCCTCTCGGTTGCCTTCTTTGCGTCCTTACGTTGTTCGTGTGATTCATACGCTGAATATGCCGCCGTACCTACAGCAGCCACAGATGCCACAGATGCCGCAATTATTGCCGCCGTTGTTGCCGCCGCCATCTTATCCCATCCTCTTTAAAACGTGCGTTTCCATCTTTACAAACCCGTTGCGCGCGTAAAACTTGTCAACAGTATCCGCACAGTCGTTGTGTACATATGCCATCCGAACCGTGCCAACACCTAACCTCTCGACATCTTCCATCATCGCCTTGAACAACAGCAAGCCGTACCTACCCCTGTAATCTGGCTTGATGTACCAAACAATCTCGGCAAACTCTCTGTGCTTGAAATTGTATATCGTCGAGACAACCGCGCCTACCGACGCGCCAACAACTTTATTATCATCTAACAACAGTTTTGCAACCGTTCCCTCACGATCATAAACCGTCCGACAATATGCGCGGGCATCTTCAATAACAAATTCTGGCAATATGTTGTGCAAATGTTCATCATGGAATGCTTTCATGAGCAACAAAACGTCATTTTCATAAGATGCATCATAGTTTTTTATCGTCATTTTCATGATACCCCGATGTTTTTGCGTACGTTTTGCAATTCATGCTATCATTTCGACACGTTTTTGTAAATATGACTACATTTCAAGCGAATAACTGCCGACATCGGCGTATATCTCTCGATTCTTCACACCGTGAAACGTATTCTCGCGCTCAATCGGAGGTTCTGCCACCTGTTGAACCATCGCCAAGGCATCTATAAGGTCTACATACTGCGACTTGATAGCCGTCCTTGTAATCCCCAACAACTCTACTTCCATCTCATGCGTAAACTCTGAACGATTAGGAAGGAATATCGTATGCGCCTTGAACCTAGGTGCAAGCATTGAGATACGCTCTAACTTGCTCCCACGCTTACCGTGCTCTAATGGCGTGACATCAAAGAACGCATTGCGTCTTTGCTGCTCTTTGATGATGAATGGCTCGATGACCTGCTGATAATGCCCCTTTTCGATGCCTACAGCCTTTAGTTTCCAACGCCTAACCGTAGCAAAGATGTGATCTATCATCGCAACAGAATCCCACCGACCGTATACGCAGTCTATGACAAACCACTGATTCTCCGCATTCACAGCCACGACCACCAACGCCCGATAGCACGCATCAGACGCTACCGATGATGCAGGATCTAAGCACGCATACAGATTGCACCCGTCGATAGTCTCGTCTACCCTGTTGTAGTCAAAGTATCGGAAATCCTCTCGCTTAAACACTCGCGTCTCGTCGCTGACGCTTTGGCACATGCGCTCCATAAGCCATGTATCAAGTTTACCCTGCCGTGTCATCTCTTCCCGCTCACGCATCAGAAACTCATACGAGAACCGCGCAGACCATGAACTATCCGTGCCGACAATAGCAGGCACTCGATAGCACCGAAAGCCAAGCATCCCGTTACCGTCTGAATCTGCACTATTGATTATCCTCTCGATGATGCACCTATCGCCGAGGTTGTTGCCGATCATAAAGAACCGTGTGGACTTACCGAGGAACGCGACATCAGACAAGAACCAGTCCCAATCTGCTTCGGGAACCGTATCACCGCGCATCTCGTCCTTGTCCTGTATGTCGTCCAATATGACAACATCCGGTCGTCTGTTAGCGTATGATGCACCACGGACGGCTGAACCCTTACCGTATGACTCTATGCGGACAATAATCCCCTGTCTGGTCTCAATGCAGAACGCATCGGCTGATTCCTCTACTATCTTTGATAGAGATGCCTCACGCATCAGAGGTGAGCGCAGATACTCGTCCCTAACCTCTCGCAATATCTTGATTGCCGATGTCTTGTTCGCCCGCATAATCCCCAGATACGACCGATAGCGCGCAGGAAACGTTAGGCAGTATAATAGGTAAGCCTTGATGATAGACGACTTGCCACACTCGCGGAACCCCTCACAGGCTACCGACTGCGTGCCTGTAAGCAAATCGTCAGCCCAACGCCGATGGAAGTCAGCACTAGGCAACCGCTCATTATCCCCCGCATCATATAACTGTATCCTCTCGCGGAACGTAAGCAAATCCCCGTGAGCCTGCCTATACAAGTCCACCAACTCATTTGCCATCAGTTACCTCGGACAAGACCGCATCAACGGCAGACTGGATAGCGTTAGGCTCATTGACAGTCACCGCATCACCAAATTGCGTAGGCTTCCTTGCTTTAAGCCATGCGCACGCCGCCTTGACATCACCGCCACTCTTACGCACCTGTGAACTGATAACATTGCCTTGCTCGTCTCTCTGCTCGATAACGTCCACCGATTCCCCGACCGCCATCCTATATAATGCATCCTCAACTTTGTGCGCCCTTGCGTCCATCGCATTACGGTGAGCATCCTGCATCGCATCAGATCGGTTAATCAGAGAGTTGTACAGCGACACAGACAGACCTTGACGCATGCACGCATCGGCAACCGACACACCCAATGCAATGTCACGTTGAGCCTTTTTTGCAAGATAGGTGCGCGACTTTGTGACGCTATTGGTGCGGTCTGGCACAGTGATTGTCCTAGGATAACAGTTTACAGGTCTAACAACGCCGTCATCCATTGCGTCAGCGTTTTCCGATATGAGAAACGCATCGCCCTGTCTGTCGTCAACACGAGTTAAACCCAATTTGTTAATCACTATTCCCCCTTTGGTTTGTCTGGTGCTTTAATCTTATCATGCCGATGCCTACACCTCAAACACCTGTCGCACTCGTAATCATCTAACCTTGCCTGCAAATAAGCAATCTCAGCCACTTGATCTGCTATCTGTCGGCGCATCATTTCAAAGCCTTTTATGTGTTCCTTACGCCTAAACAGCACTTTTTGACAACCTCTTGTGGTGTTTTCGACATTTCCGTTGTCTCGGAGCGGGAAAACGCGAGACCGACCTACTACCTATTGTATACCCCTTTTTCTGCCATTGCAAACCACAGCACAACATTATGTAAACATTTTTGGACAAACATGAACATCGCGCGCAATAGTATATATACAACAATATACAAAGAGTTATCGCAAGATATGCGTCAGCATCCCGCCTACGGCGCGTATAGGACACATAGCGTATACAGTACAGGGCTGCCCAGTCGTTATTCCCCCGTTATCACTGTAACCGCGCATTATTCCCCCGCGAACTATTAAGCGATTCTTAATAGTTATTGATTTCATTTGATTTTTTAGTGCAAAAAAAATTTCACAAAACACTTGCATCACACGTTACGATATGTTATCATTGAGTTGTGGTTAGGGATTGAAACAACCGCCAGCAATGGCAAAAAAGGAGCCC